AATGCGTTTATGTGGTCTCAATTGCCGAACTCCATTATTAATCTAAGTGCGACCATACCAAGGGTGAAGCTCACGATTACGGTGATCATATCGAATAGTAGCGGGTCAAAGCGCTTCATGACTCACCAATTCGCACTTGTCTTCATAGTCATCGGTAATGCTGCCATATGTCCCAAGCCACGTCTCATCCTCGGCACCGTTGGGCGTTTTGTTAGTGTCGTCAAGCATCGCAAGCGCTTCCGCTTCGTTCTCAGCGTCAACAGTCCAAGTGTGACGTGCGCAGAATACGCGGCTGACTTTAAAGGTTTTCATTTGGTCCCGTCCGATCCATCCTCGCGATAGCCGCAAAAGCGTGGCTCTAACCCTTGCATTTCGCGGAATTTAACCCGTGCTTCCCCTACCTGGCATTCATCGAGCTCTATCAAGTCATCCTTGCAGTACATGCTGTCTATAATTTCATCAACGGTCACGGTATGGCCGCGCTCTGGAAGCACGTCACTATAGAGGGGCTTCATTGACGCTCCAATTGGTAAAGGGGTTCACTGGTCTTATTCCAATCGACCATTACAGTCCTGTCATCGCCGTCAATATCGAAGCTTTTAAAGTGAGCCTTAGGGTTAAGTAAACCAGCTTTCTTTAGCGCTTTTATTAAAGCCTTGTCGTCATCCAATAACACAGTGACTTGACCAGCTCCAGACCTATCGTTGACTTCAAATCCCTCGCGAGCATTACCCCACACATCCAAAGAATAGACTTTATAAAGAGCGTAGGTTTTATTGCGGTTATGCAATTCGAAAACCCCGTGACAACCATTCTCGTGGCACGGGACCCCGTTGATTGCGCAAGCATTGCAGTCTCGGCATTTAACGGTCATTGGAAGCCTCACCGATAATTCGTTTTACTTCTGCCACTAACTCTTGATGCGTTGGTTCGCGGCCAAGCTTTTTTGCCAGTGCCGCATATATAGTTAGCTTGATGCGAGTCTGTTTTAGCGACATATAAATAATTCTCCTATGAGTGTGTTGTTATGGGTCAATTTGCAATACCTAGAATTCTGCCAAAAAGTGTCTGTGTTCCATGGAAGCTGTAAGCCCAAGGCATTGAGCGGGGCCAATACCTCACGGGGCTTCGTTACGTTATCGGGCAAGGTTATGGTCACCGTGCCTTTATGCGGCCATGAGAAGTATTTAAAGTTATCCATTGAGCGCCTCAAACTGCTTCCTAGCAGCTTCTAAAGCCTCATCGAATTCCAAGGCATATGTTCTGCGATCCACATCGCGAGCCCAAACCATAAGGTCTGTAAGCAGGCCGATCAGGTCAGGAGTCTCTTCGCACATTGGCGATGCCGCTTCCCCTTCCTCTAAATAAATCATATAGCCGTCAAGCGCTGCCTGAGCGCCAAAGTAGGCTTGATCAATATCGCATTTCATTATTCACCTCTCTTTAAAAACGCCCGCAAAATCTTGAGTAACTGCTTGTCATCAAAAGCATGGAGTCTTTTCTCAATGTCTTTAAGTAGCTGCCACGTCTCAGGAGTAAGCGCTATCCGCTTGGCCATAGTGAGCATTTCAGGGTTGGGCTCTAGACCGGTCTCCTCAGGACCAACAATGGCAGCTGTGCCGCCATGCTCATCGTAAACGCAATAGCCTTGAATGCTTTCAATACCGGTGAAAATCATAGGTTCAATTTCATGGTTTAAGGTCCAGCGCATTATTTCACCCCGAAGTTAGGCATAAACTTACCGCTCTCATCAAAAGCGTAATACTCTTCAGCTTTATAAATGCACATAAGCGGCCACTCGTCCTTAGAGTTATAAGGAACGAAAAGCTGCACTTCTTCACCTGCCAAGTAAGCACGATAATTAACGCACCAAAGGCTTCCATCATTGGGATTCTGCTCAATAACGAAAGCTTCACCGTCATAGTCGATAGTAATAGGAAGCCTTATGTCCATGGGTCCGCCGTGATTAACGGCTAATTCAAACCGACCAAGGCATTTGAGTAGCTTGGCTTCGTTGAAAAAGTCTCTTGGGATAACCCTCTGATAGCTCATGGGTCTAACTCCTCTGTTTAGCTTTAGATAAAGCGGTTTTTAAAACGTCATGATTCATATCAATATAAGGCGGGTCCAATTGAATGCCCCAGTGCTTGCCTGCCTTATTCCAGCGGAAGCCATACATGCGGATCACATTGCATGTATTCTTGTCAGGTATCCAAGGGAAGTAGACCTGCACGCTCTTGTCATCGCCGTGCACGGCTATAGCGCCGACGTTATAGAGCTGCGGCATGGTCACTATGGGCTTGGCTTCAGTGTCGGGGCCAACGACTAACTCCCAAACATGATCGGGTTTAAGTTCTCGAATCAGGAATAACGCGAGCTGAGCCGTGCGCAGTTCTCTGGATTCAAACACATCTACATTGTCTTTTGTTAGTTTATACATCGGCAACGATTAACTCGATGCTTGGAAGCTGTCAATACATTGTAATTGGGGCAGATGACGCGGCGCTAAACTTCACATGTGTTAATTGGTATGTAGGCGACTCTTTAGATGTAATTTCTTCTGGCTTCGAGAAGCGAAGAAATGACGATATAGATCGTCTTTAAATACCTACTTATATATAATGTAAAGTTTAAATGATAATTGGTGATTTGTCAAATGTATATGGCGGCGCGTTGGAGGTCGTGGGAAGGATTGTGGTCGATTTGAGCGGTGCGGAATTTGGGTTCCATATGATATTTTCGACTTACGTTGTATGTTTAACCTATACATTGTAAAAATTCGCCGGCGCCGGCCATGTTCAAGAGCTCTTAAACAATGTTTTCCGCCTATATATAATGATAATGAGTTCGAACAACGTATGAATCAATACATTGTTATTGACGCGCGCGCGTGCGTTGTGATACATTGTATTCAGGTCCGGAATCATCCGGCCTAAACTGGAGTGAACCCAGAATGAAAGCATTCATAGTAAGAGTAAGTTTAGTAGGCGCCGCGCTTTTCGGCGGAATGATCGTATCAGATGTAGTGACACCTATTGAGGCGCACGCGGTGTGTACGGCCTATTGCACACCGGGGAAGTCGTACGCGTGTGGCGGCGGATGTATTAGCATATATAAGTTGTGTCGTAAGCCCACAACGACCGCCTGCAACGGCACGCGTCCGCCTGAGGCCTCTAAGCATTATACCAATCCGGAAAAGGTCGAGCCTAAGGATTACTCTAAAGAGTCTAAGGACGGCGCCGCTCTTAAGCGTGAACTTAAAAAATTCTATTCGGCTCTAGATCAGTCTGAGGCGGGTTAATATGATTCGCCTAGTTGTTATCGGTCTATTTGTATTGGCATCTATCATTCAGTGCACCGCGCACGCCGCCGCTCCGGTCAAGAGACCGGCCGCGGCGCCTAAGCGCTCAGCGAACAACGCTCAGAAATTAGCCGTGGCTAAATTAAAGGCCCAAGCGCTTAAAGAGGCGCGCGCCCAATTGGCCGCTGAAGCGGATATTAAAGAGCGCGCGCGCGCTGAGGCGTTCGAGGAAATATCCGCCGAGGCGAGTGAAGAGACTGAGGCGGTTGACAATGCCGAGTAAACTATTAATAGGCGCCGCGCTGATTTTAAGCGCGTGCGCTAAATTTAAGACCGTTGATGAGTTGTATCCGGAGCGCACGCATTTTAAGACTCGCGCTGAAGTGCGGGCGGAATGCTCTAAGATGTATCACGCTAAACAAATTGATTCAGAGTACTTTAAGCGGCGTTGTTCATTGGTGTCTACCTACTAAGGTCCTGACACCCTACAAGTAGACATTCACGCTGTTTCGAGGCGGGCCAATGGCCCGCCTATTTTTTTACCTCACATCACATACCTATATCAGATCCATGGACCCCAGGTCTGGGGCCTCATTCGTTCATTCACTCCACTACACTGTTAAAAATTAAACAGAGTTTACATTTTCTTAAACTTTAAAATTTAAAATTTGAGGGGGTGGGACAAAATTCGCCGGCGCCGGCGCGCTTAAAAACAACAAAGCAAAAACTTGTGGCATTTTCCATGATAAAAAAGGCTAAATACATTGTATATAGTCAATGAAAACGTGTGGCATTTTCCCACAACAAATCGCTCATTTACATTGTATATAGGCTTGACAACGCCCCTCCCCCATCCCGACACTATCTAAGAGAATACTCCTATATTCCTACTTGGCGGTGAAGGAAGTTATGGGCCTTCACTGCCATTTTAAACCCACCAGAGGTAATATTGGCCATGTCCGACTTCCCGACACCTCCTAAGTCTAACCGCACGATGACGCCTGCCGAGGCTCCGCCTCAACCGCGCGCACACCCTAAACCTGAGGATATATTGGCCCCGAAGAACAGCAGGCTCACCGACGATGAGGCCATGTTTATCCTTAAGAACACTCTCACGCCGTCGCACTTCACTGACCCTATGGTCTTACAATTCATCATGCATTACCTCGAGAACAGAAATGCACATCAAGCGGCCAAGGAAGCTGGCTTCACTAGCCGACAAGGCTACTACCTAAGAACACGTCCCGATATTCATGCGGCCATTGAAGCGCTGACCGCTAAAGCCGTGATGAAGTTTGGCTATGATGCAAGCGAGGTCATCGAGAGAGTTAAAGAGATAGCCGGCCTAGATCCGATCGAGTTTGAGAATCCTGACGGCACTTTTAAAACTCACCTCTCGCAGATCGCTCCGGAGTCCAGGAGGGCAATTAAAAAATTTAAGGCCAAGAACATCTTCGGCGAGGATCCGAACGGCATGAAGACCGTCATTGGTACACTGATCGAAGTTGAGTTTTGGGATAAGATAAAATCGATCGAGCTCTTAGGTCGAGAGAAGAACATCTTCAAAGAGACCCGCAAAGTTGAGCATGACGTGACTTCCAACATGAAGGACTTACTCTTAGGCTCCGTACATAGGGCTGACCAGCGCTTACTCACAGAAGCTATTGACGTAACACCAGAGGCTCCTAGTGATAGCGAATAAAGAAGACATTGAGATATTTCAGAAGCTCATCGAAGAGAACCGCTACAACTTCTGCAAACTTGTTTACATCATATTCCCCTTTGGTCAGAAGGGTCATCCTCTCGAGTTCATGGCTCCTTATGATTGGCAGATGGATCAGTGGGCCAAGCTCTCTAAGCATCTCTCCAATCCCCTCACCCGCTATGAGACGTACCGTCTTATCGTAAGCTCAGGTAACGGGGCTGCGAAGACGGCCTTTGGTGCCATGACAATAATGATGCTCATGTACACGCAGAGACTTAAAGCCAGGCTTACTGCAAATACAGATCCGCAGATGAAGTCTATCGTTTGGCCTGAGTATGATATTTGGTATCGTCACGCCCGCTTTCATGAGGTCTTCTTCGATAAATTCGGCACAAGTATAAAGGCAAAAAATGAGCAACTCGCAGAGTCTTGGAGAGTCGACACCGTTACTTGGAACGAGACAAGTCCCGCCGGAATATCAGGACTTCACAATAAAGGTGGTGCAGTTGCTTATGTGTTTGAAGAAGCCCCAGGTATCCCAGCGATTATCTGGAACTACGCCTCTGGTGCTTTTACCGAGACCGAGACAATTAAACTCTTCTTCGCCTTCGGAAACAGCGATGACCCAGAGTCAAAGTTCGAGCAGAACATGTCCTCTCCACTCTGGAATTCACTCCGCATTGACACCCGCACACTTAAGCACATTGACCCTAAGCAGATTGCTGACTGGCTCATGGAAGCCAACGGAAATGAAGATGCTGATGAATTTAGGGTGCGGGTACGTGGACTGCCAAGGAAAACCGCCAAGGATTCCATAATCAATGTCGAGAACGTAAATGCCGCGCTAGAGAGAGGTAAGGATTTTGATCTAGAGAGTATTAAAAATTTACCCGTTATTCTCACTTGCGATCCAGCGTGGACCGGCGGCGACAGCACTTGCATAGCGTATCAGCAAGGTCCGTACCGTTGCCTCTTAGAGAAGTATAAACTTGAGCGCGGCATCGACACTCACATGTTGACGTATAATAAATTGGTTTACTGGGAACAAAAATTAAAAGCCGATGCCGTTTTCATTGATGCCGGCGAAGGTACAGCGCTTTACACAATCGCCATGAATAACCAAAAAACCACTTGGGAACTGATCAGTTTTGCCAGAACACCAAACGATACCGCTGAGCAAAAAGATTCTGAATATCACAACATTCGTGCTCAAATGTACTATCAGTTTAACCGGTGGCTACAGCAAGGCGGCATACTTGCCAGTCGCGAATCTGATTGGATCGATGTGATCCGCAAAGAGTTGTGCTGGACCAAAGGTGGTCGTCACAAAGTCACTCAGAAAAAACTCGCAGAACCTAAAATCGACATAAAAACAAGAGTGGGACAATCGCCTGACGTAGCAGATGCTTTCGTACTTTGTGGTGCAAGACCAGTCATGGAACGATTACCGGAGAATGAAATCGATGGCGGAGAGGATCGTTTCCTGCTAGGTCAAGGATCGTACACCATGCCTACTCACACCGACCCTTACGATGACGATATAGAAGTCAACTACAGGAATATTTATGACACCTAAATCATTGCCGACGAAAGAGTTTTTACTTTGGTTATTCGACTACGACCGTGAGCGTGGAATTTTGATTTGGAAGAATGTCACGCACCTCAACAAGAGAAGACTGATAGGACGCGTAGCAGGCTCTCTGGACGCTGCCGGTGAAGGATTCGACATTCGCATACAAGGCGTGAACTATCGCACTCACAGGCTCATATGGTTCATTGAAACCGGTGAGCAACCGGAGATGATAGACCATATCGACGGCGACATTCTCAATAATCGAATCGGTAATCTTAGAGCTTCAAACAACAGAGCGAATCAACAAAATCGCCACACGCATCGAGCCGGGCGTTTGGTCGGAACCACATGGAACAAGGAGCAACAAATGTGGATCGCTAGAATCGTTAAAAATAAAAAGAAAGTTTATCTCGGCAGGTTCAACACCGAACGCGAAGCCCATAAAGCCTATTTAGACGCGGTGTCCAATGTACTCGATTGAGCGGATACAGAGCGTTGACGATATCGACGGTGAATTGGCCTCTTGGTTACTCGAGGAGTCTTACCGGGTGGCTGAAATTTTCGGCTACAAGTTTAACTTCAAGAATTTCGATTTCATCAGTTATGCCCGTGGTGGGTATTTTTTGGTGTGTAGGCGAGACGGAAAACCGGTGGGTGTTATGCTGGCCAGACTTTACGGCAGCATCTTTGACACCGAGACTAAGATATTGATGCAGGACTTATTGTACGTTAAAGAGCCTGCCACACGCGCCGCCTACAACCTATTACTCGAATTCATTGACTTTGGGCGAACAAATGCCAACCTAATATTCACGGTCAAAAGCCAGCACACCAACATCAAAGCTAGATCTTTGGAGAAGTTGGGTTTTACGAAGTGTGATGAGCTTTGGGAAATGAAGGGGATATAATGGGCAGCGGCGGAAATCCAATCGATGAGCTTGAGCGCAGCGTTCGTCAAACCGGCCGCAAGTGGAAGAAAGATCCCTGGAATGAGCTCGGTAAAGCAGCCTCAAACATGTACACCATGGGCTTCGCTAAACGAGACGGCAATAAATGGGGTGAAGGCGATATCATCTCCGGTACTCGCGAAGTGTTCGGTGAATTCGGCGGATCTAATAAAGCACGCAAAGAAGGCTATAAGACCGCAGACATGATGCGCGAGCAAGAGGCCGCCAAAGAGCTGGCCGCCAAAGAGAAAATGCTGGCCGATTACCGCGCGGATTTGAGCGCCTCACAAGGCGCACAAGCGATCAGAGAGAGCACCGCAGCTCGAACACGATCCGGCCGCGGGGAAGCGCTTGGTCAATCAAACGACGAGGATCTTCTAGGTCTATGAAAGAATGCTCACGTAAACAACTAGAGTTCATCCGTACGCAAGCGAAGCAGAAGTTCGACAAAGTGCGAATGACGATGATCGATTGCGGCCGGTGGGCACTACCTCACCGGACTAAATATCTGCTTTCGCAAACGCCCGGCGAGCGCACCAATCAACACATCGTTGACGCGACTCACGTATTGGCTTTGCGCTCATTCGTGGCAGGCTTCCTTGAAGGTAACACTTCGGCGACTCGTCCTTGGTATCGCTCAGGGACAACGGATCCGGATATCAACGCCAATCCTACAAATCACATGTGGCTGGACAAATTCACACGCCGCACACTTCAGGTCTTAAGCTCGAGCAATTTCTATCACGCGGCCGGCGAGTTCTATTATGACTATGGTGTTTTCAATACCGGCGCTCATTACATTGAAGAACTTGAGACCGGATTATTCTTTCACACGCTGATCCCCGGATCCTATTTCGTCATCAATAACGCTTACGGCGTGGCTGACATTATGGTCAGGGAATTTCAGCTCAACGTGAAATCTGTTGTTGATCAGTATGGCGAGAAGAAGAACGGTAAGGTTGATTGGTCGAATATTTCGAGCCACGTCAAGAAAATGTACGACGACAGCAACTACTCTGAAATGGTGGACATTGTCCATGTCATTAAGCCGAACCCAGACTTTGATCCAGCTAAAGAGCAAGTGCTCTTAAACCGTCAATGGATATCGTACACCTATGAAGTCGGCGGATCGTATTCGTACGCGCAGGGTGTAGCGGCCATGGATCCCGAGGATGACGCCAAATTTTTGCGAAAATCCGCAAGCAAACGAAAACCCTTTATTGTCGGAAAATCTCACTCAAACGGTTTCGAGTACGGCGAAAAAGGTCCGACCTTGGACGCGCTGGGCTGCATCAAGTCACTCAATAAAAAGGCGATTGGAAAAGATATCGCCTTAGAATTGATGCTGCGCCCGCCAAGCCAAGGACCGGCGAATCTGCGTAAGAGCTATATCGCGCAGTCGGCGGGCACTTATGTACCTCAAGATGCTCAGGCCCTAAAGGCCGGCGGCATTCGTCCGATGTTCGAGGTGAACCCGGCCATCAATCCTTTGATCCAGGATGTGACCGACTTACGGCAAATGGTCGACAAGCTCTACTACGCTGACTATCTGCTTTATTTAAGCAGAAATCCGAAGACCAGAACTGCGACCGAGACCAACGCTATCGTCCAGGAACAGCAGCTCATTATTGGTCCGAACCTCCAGTCACTCAATTGGACTTATAACCAACCGGTGATTGAGTTCGTCATGGATTACGTTTTGTTTAGTGATCCTTGGATTGATCAGAATCCGCCT